ATTTTGTTCAAATACCAAGAACTTAGATGCAGAAGCAATATACTTCTTAGCAGCAATCATCAAACGACGTACATTTACACGATCCAATGCAGATGACTTCTTTTGCAATGTCTTTTGGCCATATACAACAATTCCGGTATTTGGGAACGAAGCAAGTGGATTAACATTAGCATCATATAAATCATCTCTGTTAGATTGAGTTAATTTACGCTCAGCTTGAACCGCGACATCAATACCACCTCTATTCAAACCAGCTGGCGCAAACCATGGTGCGGCAACTCTATCATTGAATGCATATACACCAGGGATTACTACAGAAGCAGGAACCCAAACATTCTTGTTCAAGTCTGGATCTGCAATCTTAACCCATGGCCAATACATTGCAGCATAGTTACTATCTCTATCAGCAGCTTCAGATGTTACTGACGACAAAGCAGTTCCATATGATGCAGGATCAATTAACAAGAAACAATCACCTCTATCTTCACACATGTTCAATGCCTCTGTAATTACTACAGCATGATTAGCATTGTTATCTACTAGGCCTGGAAGTGCTAATAAATTAATATCATATTCATCTTGGTTCTTTAATAAACGAATTGCATCAATATATCCTGCATTCCCTGATGCTCCAAATGTCAAGCCTTGTACATTTGTATCTGAAATATTTTCATTAAACTGTTTAGGATGATTTACTGTCCCGTCGCTTCCGCCGGAGAATGAACCAGATTGATTAGAAGGAATCAAGCTCGTTAATGAACCATCTCTAATGCTTCCATTTTCATCTAAGTAGTTATATGTATTTTTTAATACTTCAACACGTACCAAATTTGATTTGTTAACAAATGAACCAGACAATTGTAAGTACGGATCAGTGCCGCCAGCGTCTCTCAACGTATATACTTGATCGCCGATAACACGTCCAATATAATTAGATTCATTCGGATCAAGTGTTAAGTTAGTATATTGTTCTAATACAACTTTACGACGATTAGTATCATTACCACGACGAATACTTAATGTAAAGGTACCTTTGTTTGTGTTACGATTACTAATTTCATATCTTAAGTTGTTTTCAGTACCGTTTGTTAACAATCCATTAGTACCTTCTGCGCCAGCACTATTTTGATCTGCTCCGTCAGCTAATGTATGCAATTTAAATACTACTGTATCGGCATTTGCTCCTCCGTCCAACGTCAATACTGTACTATAGCTCGTTGCATCAGAACCAGATTGTACTGTAATGTTATCGCCTTCCGATCCATATGCCGATGAAGTCAATTGCAATGCCGTTGTCCCATCATTGGCAATAACACCAATGTTAGCTGCGTTAATTTCGGCTACTAAGTTATCCAAGAACGTCGCTGTACTTGAACCGGTTGTAAAGTAATATGTATTTCCTACTACATCACTAGGCGGCGTTGATTCATGTGCAACGAATTGATATGTATTACCAGCAACGGTAATTTTTGTAACATCATCAACCGATTGGCCAAACGTTCCTACAATCGTTAACGAGCCTGTTGCTCTAGTAGTTGTTGCATTAGATGCACCAACCTCAGTCGTTGCATGCGAATAGTCACCGTCCAATGTACGTACTACGGTTAATGTATCCGCATACTTAAGATATTGTTCTGCGACATATGATGTCAAATATTTATACCGCTGCTCATCTCCACCAGATCCTGATGTAAATGTACTTCCAAAACGTTGTACATATTCTGAATAAGATGATACGGTAACTGGAATACCGGCAGGGCCTTTTACTGTCGGACCGACTACAGCAGCTCCAATCGCCGCAACCGCGGCTGGTAACTGTGATTGGTCAATTTCTCTAGTAAATACACCTGGCGATACGATTTTTTCAGCTGCCATGTGGTTACTCCTATATTAATGGTTTCATATAAATATAGGATCACAAAGCCAAACTAACGGTTTAAATATTATTAAGCAGGAATAAATTCGCCACTTTCAACATCTACAGAACCAGCGCCGTATTTAGAATTTAAATCTTTAACTAGCTCTTGCTCTGCATTCTGCAATGTAATATATCTGTTGGTTAATTGTTCTTTTGCAGCTTCGATTTGCTCAATGCGGCGATGAGTTAAAAATAACTCAGCTTCTGCCTGACCTAATTCCAACATTAATTTTGAACCTTGAGATCTCAAGTCTTGGATACGATCCATTTCTTCTTTTGTAAACTTAATTGCGTCTGCCATAACTTTTCCTTTGTTATAAATATATGTTAATCGCCGATAACACGTTCATCGCCGAAAGAAATACGTTTAACACTATATTGTTTTTGTAAATTGTTCGAGCGCAATTCTGACTCTGCTAATAATACGCCCTTAGTTGTTAACGATACTGTTGTACGAATTAACCTATCTTCTCCAATTGCATTAATCGTCTCAGAACTCATTGAAGAAATCATAGTAACAAATTTATATGAAGTGCCCCATGCAAAGCCACTCACTGGTATTAGCGATTCAATAATAGAATTCATTTGTTCTTGATAATCAGTCCATATAAACATTTCATATGTAATATCAACAAATTCAGGCACAGGTATTACATATAATTCACGACGCAATCTAGAATTACGTAATACAGAAAATCTATCATATGCATTATTCGCAGAATATTTATTTTCTAATGTGATACTATTGCGTTCTGCATAATGGCCATTTTGGCGCGATGGATTTCTGTTGACTGCTAACCCTTTTAATGTATCTCGTTCTAACACTTCCGTACGGCGTATAGAAATTAATGGCGCTAATAATTTTGAATCAACATCATACATAAATCCTTTGGATTGGATTTGTGCCCACTTTTCGCCATTAGCATATACAATCGGAACGTCAATAGTTGAGCCGTTCTGCACAACTTTAGGTTGAATGACGGATTGCATAAAATCTATAATAGCATTGTCGTGGTCATATAGCGTTACCGCAGGTGTCTTAACCGTATCATTATCACGGCGAATTTGGTCAGATCTATTAAACTCTTGATCATTTGAAAATGACGATTCTGTTTTATTTAATCTTGGCTTACTCATATGTTACGTGGTATGTTTAAGTTAGGATTAACGCCTGTATGTACTTGTTCTATATTTAATGAACTACGTCTAGTAATATGTGCTTCGCAAATAACAGATACACTATAACCAAACTCGCCGCGCAATCCTTCTGTATATCCGATATCTTTTGATGGATTGCGGCCGGACCAATATTGCCCATCTCGTATATTATCAATTTCAAAGTAATCTTTATCATATTGAATAATATCACCCACTTCCGCTACTAAATTTCTTTCAACTAACGTATCTCGCAGAAAAGCAAACTGTGCTGTACGGTTTAGGTCTATACCAAAATCGTCCGATATTCTTGTTTTATCATCCAATGCAACTAAACAACTTATACGTTGCGGTGCATAATATACTTTAGTATCAGCTTCATTGTATATGTTTGTACGAGACGAATCAAGTTTTAATTTGAAATATCCTATTTCAGTATCAACTTGTTTATTAATAAGTTCTTTGTTAATAGAACGAATTAAACTTGCATCTCTCGCCGATCCATATAATGCCATTATGCGATATAAATTTTAAGTGGTACCTTGTTAATTTGTTGTTGTAACGAATCAGATTCAGCCTGTTTTCTTTCCAATTGTGCTTGCCTAGACATTGAATCAAGTATATCTTTAAGTTCTGTTATTAACGCCTCTTTGGCGGTTTGTCCGGCCGATAAAAGGTCGGATCCATTTAATGTAATTTCTGAGTTAGGAATTGGTAATGCAGAATACTTTCCTCTAATAAATCCTAACATTTCCATTGCCAATGCCAATGTATATCTACGTACCCATTGACGACCGACACTATTAATATTTTTATATATAACATTATTGTACGGTACATTTGAAAAATCGGATATAGTACCAGTAGCTCCTTTTAATGGATTACTTCTATCTGCTTTTTTAATGTACTCAAACCAAATCGTAGTAGGTGCTGATCCAGATGATCCAGATACTGGTATAGGAAATATACGGATTCTATCATTTGATATTTGGAATGAATATGCAGACCTACGGACAATATCATTTAATTCAATTGCTTGCAAACGCAACATGTCTGCATAAACCGGCTGCATTAAAAATGACACGCCAGGCGAATAATTACCAAACCCAAAAGAGTCCAACATTTGTTGCGTACCGATTCCAGAACCAACAAATGGATCAAAAAATCTTGCAAGAGCCGGTGGCGGGTCGTGAAATAAACGTTTGATTTCGATTGCATCTGTACCAGGCGTTCCTGACTCTAATGATACGGTATTACTATCAGTTAAGTCATATACCTGCTGGCCATTAACTATTGATATCGAGCCGGTATAATATGTTACATTTCCTCCGGAGCCTGCTTCAACACCATACTCTTCTGCTAGCTCAATTAATCCTCCTAATGTCGGCGAAACTTTTTTACCTGTCAAATTTGAGCCTGTAGCAGATCCGTATAAATTTAACATATTATCACGGATATTATATGTATTTAATTGAGCACCATATTCTGAAACAGCTTCTTCGAAACAAGCAAAGAAATTTTTATCTTGAAGTTCTATGTCTACTAAAGGATATCCTAAACGCTTTGCACACCAATCGGCTACAGATTCTACATCGCATGCAAAATCTCTATCACGATCATAAAATCCGAATGGCGTATCTCCGGGAAAGAATGATGATGAGCCAGGCCAAATTGGTACATTAACTGCCATATTATTCCTTTATAATAAATATCAAGTCGTTAGAATACGCCAGCATCGATAGTAGCCAATGATGATGATACATCTTCAAATCCGCCAAGCGTAAATATTGTATTTTGCATATTAACAGTACTACCATTAACTACATATGAACCTGAGTGATAAAATGAGCCTGTCAATGCTATACTAAATAACTCTGGGTCGACGCCATCATATGCAGGACCCGTTCCATCGAGGCGGCGCGCTGTCCATCGGCCGTCCGTTACATCTTGCAAGATGCCGCCTCCGCCCGGGCTAAACGTTTGGTGAAACTCTATCCCGAAACTTTGATTACCTGGCGGCGGGTCAGCTATAAATGTCGGTCCGTTTAAGTATAAAGCTCCTGATATATATGCGCCACGAGATGCTGTTAAATAATTTGTAGTAACGGTTGCTGTACTATTGATATCACTCAGTACTGTCAATGAACTACTAAACGTCGATCCTAAGAAACTTAAAGTTAACGTATCTTGTTCTGCATACTTACTAGCAGGCGTCGCTAGGATTAAACTTCCGATGACGCCTGTGTCATCAATTTGATCTACTCGAGAACGGATAGAAGCAGCAGAACCAGAAAGTTCTGTCGATTTATAGCTAGCACTTTGTATTGCGAAGTTTATCTTACCGGCGATGTCGCCTGGTTGCGCTCCTATTGCTGTCCGTGCACTACGTAAAATAATTTCAGTACCTACGGCCGAATCGGTTGTCGACAACAAATCAAATGTCGATGAAAACTTTTCGCCGGACTGAAAACCTATACCTACTCTAGGTTCTCTGTTAGAACTGCTTAACTGTAAAATCTGTGTTGTGGATTGTCCAGCAAATTTTGAAAATTCTAGCCCTTTATTCGTCACAGATGTAACAAATCCGGTGTTATTAACAAAATCATCATGAGTGTTAAATAACCGTATACTTCCGGAATTAGTTATATTTAAAGAATAAAAATTAGGCATAGTTAACCAATTTATATACACATGTTACATTGAGCTTTGCATTTTCTATATACGATAAAAATGCATTAGTACTAGTATTTGACGATAATAAAAGACGTAATGATACATATCCCGACGGTATACCGGCGGACCCGGTGACTATAGATAATATTATCGGACTTTGGCCGCCGGCGATTTGTGGAGTATCTTCTTCATCACCTACATAAGGATAGCCGGTCGGATTAAATTGATTAGTTGCTTGATATTGTTCAATTGCCCCTGAAAAATTAACACCGTTTGCAAATATCCACCCTTCAAAACTTTGTTCTAATGGAAATCCAGCTCCTATAGTAAATGTATATTGACCTGACTCAAATGGCCAAGCTTCATAACTAACTTCTATTGGATATTGAGTTATTGCAGCTATATTCGACGTACTACGTAATATAGAACTAGATACCGGTTCTGTTTCATCTGGTATAACATTAATAATTAAGTCCAAGTCTAATGCACTAGAAGTGCTAAATTTAAATAACGAAAATTTAGTCCAGTCAGGAGAAGCTTGGTCTGACGGCATTGATCCAGTAACAAAAAATACACCTTGAGTATACATTTGGCCGGCCGGCACTTCTATTAAATGATAAGATGCCGTTGAATACTGTTTACCTGTAATATTGAAGCTTTCTGTAACCGTTAATGCACTCGCAGATAAATGACCTACTTTAAGAGTATTTTGAGCTGCATTATATGCAAGTCCCGAATCATCTCGTTGTAGCAACTTATATCCATTCGATTCTGTACTAGGGTCTATTGTTACTATGTTTGCATATGAGTCGAAATTAGCATTATTAACGAATATTCGATCTGCAGCGGATGATGTTGCAGCTATAATAGAAGATGTCGGAACGGGAGTTGCAACTCCATCGCTATCACCAACCCATGTATACCCGGCCGGTATGTTAGGCACGTCATTTGATCTACCAGAACCATAAATAAGAATTGATCCATTACTAGCATCGGACTTTATTATAATACCAATATTTTGAATTAAATTTGATCCTGAGGGTTTAAAAGGAGTATATCCTCCCGTTTCACCCACATACACCACATCACCTGGTGTAAAACCATTAGATGTGTCTATACCATTTAAATAACCAGTTAGTATTGCCCTACCTGTTTCATCAGCATCTATATCTTCGGCTAACACATAAGTTGCTGGCATAGTTAGTGCATTAGAAGCAGAAGCAGCTATTACTTCTGAGGTATTTCCTGTTGTTCCAGTTGCATGTACAGGGGTTCCTTTAAGTAAAGTATTACTACCAACGTTTTTAACATTAAAAAAAGATGTGTTTGGTTGTAGTGTTAGATTACCTTCCCCATCTGTCATTAATATATTACCATCATCTCCATCAGTAGTAGGATATGTTATATCAGATACTTTTAATGTATTAGTCTTAATAATCGATGCAGATACTTGCAGTGCATCAACGAGTCCCGTAAATGTTGCAGTACCAGTCTTGTAATTATCTATATATAACCCGCTTCCGCTAATCGTACCTGATATAAATAAAGATGCTGAATTTAAATAATGCGGATGTTCGTTTTGTGTATGGAAGTAGAAACTACTGGATGCATCGCGTATTTCAAACAATGTTTGATTACGCGCATTTTCCATATCACCTGCTTGGAGTAAATAATAGTCACCTTCTTTTAACGAAATGAATGATCTACCTAGATCCGTTGTTTGAAGTATACCACCATTAAGAGATAATATCGTGCCACTAAATGATAAATTTTGTTCAGCATTTAAAGTTCCATCGCCTTTGGCTGTAATGATTCTATCATTAGCATCATTATCAATTGTTATGCTAGCATTGCCGCCATACGATCCGGTATAGAAAAACTGACCTGTTGCAGTATTATAAACAACTGTATTATAGTTACTAGAATCTTCTGTTAAGTTTGCATAAAAATTACCACTTACACTTATATCAGCCGAAGCCGTAATACTGCCGGCCGATATATTTGATATATTAAATTGTTTTTCAAAAGGGTTGAATCTAAATGTTGTCGTACTTTTATATAAATTACCATTGTCGTCGCTAAATGGTATATACAAAAATCCATCAGTGCTGTCATTATTTGTAACTATAACTCGTTTGGATATTGTTGCATATGAAGCAGTACCCACAAAGTTAGGAGCATATATATCGCCAGAAGACAATATGCCAGAACTTGCCGTTACATTATTTAATATTGCATCTGACCCAGATACAATGACCTTTTTCCAATTTGGCATCTTTCTTTTTCCTAACTACGGTTGGTTACTATAAAAGCCCACTTCCGACTCGCGCCGGCCAATAATTAGATCAATCAGAATTATTTGTTCGTCATGTCTTCTTTTTGTTTTACTGCTTCATACTCCTGTTGTAATTTATAAGTTATTGTTATTACGTTATTTAACATATATCCTTTAAAATCCATATCTGCTAATATCCGTAATAAAAATTCTATTTCTTCCGATGTTAATGGATGGTGGTGTTCCGTACCTCCTATACGAAAATTGCCGTTAACTTTGAGACCCATTGTTCATAACCTAATTAGTCTTGAGTTGTTCTTATGTAAATATCACCATTAGTACTATTAATA